TACTAACTGCATTATCCTTGGGAATATAATGCGATAGGCGACAAAGTAAAATAAAGAATAACTAGAATTGTCAGCCACTTCTGGGCTATTCAGATACAAGCGAATTGTATTACGCAGTTTACACGCCAGATATAAACCGGAAATGTAGCATCTATTCTAAGCCGAGGCTACCAGGCTATACTTTATTATACCACTAGATATAGTATGTCAAGATTATTCTTCTACTAAACCTGTAACTCTTCTACCTCGTCTTGCAGCACCACCAGTAGGTGAAAACCTAGATTCTTCTTCTCTTTCAAGTATTCTTAACTCTTCTAATTCTTCAGGACTTTGGAATACTGCTGCTTCTGTAAATTCTTCTAAAGTAAATTGGTCTTCAACTTCTCTACCGCCTCTACCTTGTAACTCTTGAATACGTGGTAGTTCTGTTTCTGCTGCTGTAAACAACTGTCTAGCTTGTGCTTGTGATACACCTGCTCTTTGTAATCTTTGTGCAAAGTCTGCTGATATTTCAAAGCCAGCTCTAGCTGCTTCTCCACCAATCTGTGCAGTAGTTATCTTGCCTGCAACTATTTCTTCTCCTATAGTTGGGTCTAAAGCACCCATAAATATAGATTCTGGTGACAACTCTAAATCAAAGTTAGTAGCATAAAACTCTTGTACTTGTGGTATGTTTTCTTGTATGCCTTTGTAAACAGTATCTATTCTTTGTGCAAACTCTCTAGCCGATACTTCACCTTCTATAAGTCCTGTTAATCTCTCTTGTAATAAACTTTCTGATGTATTTCTAGGTATTCCATACTCTGCTAATGTACCAATGTAACTTTCTTTTAAACCTGTGTATGTTACTTCATCAAACTTAACTGTACCATCAGGTCTTTTGTTACCAGGAAACTCTGCAGTATAAGCGTCTGTTTTTCTAACATTAGATATAGCTACGTTAGGGTCTCCTGTTTTAGCCCACTCATCTGCAAACAACTGCAATATACTAGGTGGCATATTAGGATATAAACTTTCTGCTAATTCTAAAAACGATGCCATTATACGTTAACTCCTGTTTGTGATATAGAACCTTGACCTAGAGCATTTTGTAATGCTTGACTTGCATCTACACTTACTTGGTTTATATTTTGTTCTAATCCTTTTTCTCTAAGTGTAGTTTGTGCTGTTGAATAATCATTACTCTTAACCATTTCTTGCCACCAACCTTGTGTTTCGTCTGCATTCTGTCCCCATACAGATGTAGTTAAGTTACGCCAAGGTCTTGCAATATCTTCATATGTAAGCTCTGGATTTGTGTAGTTACTAAATGCAGCAAGTCTTGATTGTTTTAAAGAGTTAACTAAAGCATCTTCATAATCAGGGTCATCTCTTAATCTACCTGCAATAGAAGATACTTCTTCTTGTGTCAATGCACCTAGTGATGGTCCTAACCATTTTCTATATAGCTCTACAACTTCTTTTTCTCTAGCGGCTGTTCTATCTACATCACCAAAACCTGATGTAGCAATAAAGTTAGACATCTCAATGTCTCTCTCGCCAGTCTTATAAGGGTCAGCAAATAACTGTAATTGTTCTGCTGTTTTTAAATCTGACCAAGTACCTGTGATGTTTTTGTTAGTAACCCATTGTATAAGTCCATCAGGAACATTATTTACACCTAAACCTTGTAATTGATTTTTGTAATATAGTTCTAAATCATCTCTTTGCCTTTGTGCTTCTGCAGGGTCAGATAATTCTATGTCCATCCAGTCACGTTCAGCTTGACTATGAGTTTGATACCAAGTAGTAGCTCTCCACTCTGCCTCTGATATATCTCTATTTTCTAAAGCAGCTTCTGCTTGTAATTCTATAAATTGATTATCTAATAACCAAGGTCTAAGTAACGCTTCTTCTTTGTATGTTTCTACAAACGATGCAAATGGGTCACTATCCATACCTATAAGTTGATTAGTGTTACCAGCTAGTACTGCTGTAGAATCAAACCAAGCCTTAGATGGAGAACCATTAGGACCTTTGTATTCAAAACCAGCAGTAAGTAATCCTGCCTCAAACAAATCATTACCAACTACATCATATGCCATCCATATTGTGCTACCTGTGTATAAGTCTCCTGCACCTGGAACTGCATACGCTAAGTATAAAGTTCCATCTACATCCCATACTTCTGCACCTACAGGTACATTATTAAGTTCTATTGCTTCTAAATTATTAGGTGTAAATGTTTTATCATCATCTTCTGCATCAACAACTGTATTTTTAGAATCATTAACAATGTCATCTACAATATCATTAGTACTTTTATTATTTTTTATTCCATCAGATACTTTGTTATCTATATAATTTTTTATATAATCTGTTTCTTGATTTAATTGTGTTATATAATCTGTATCACCTGCTAAATCAACAGCAGTAATATTTTCTTCTTTAAAATCTACAGGTCCTAACACACCAGTTTGTAAATATTCTTTAATGTAATCTGTTTCTTTTTGTTCAAGGGTTCTTGTGTCTCTACCTTTAGCTTCTTCTTCTAATATTTTTTTTCTGTTAGCTACAAAGTTATTTATGTAAGTAGTTTCAAATTCTAGTTGTGCTATCGGACTTGCTTCTAATTGCAAAGGACCTTGACCTTTTTGACTAGCAATATTGTCTATTTCTCTAGGTGATATATTTAATTTATTAGCTAAATAAAATTTTTGTGAAGCTGTAAAATTTATTGCTCCGGAATAATTTTGTAAATCTTGTAAAGTATTTATTTGTTCATCAATAACTCCAAATGATTCCTTTGGTAAAGTAGAAAATCTAATAGCTCTTTGTCTAAAACCTGGGTCCTCAATTTCTGTTTCTTTCTTTTTAGATACTTCATTTTTTACTTCTGGTTTTCTTGCTATATAAGAATTAGGATTTTGTAAAGCTACTTCTTCTTTTTTTTCTTCTACATTTGATTTATTTACTGCTTTATTATTTGAAGTTGCTCCTTCATTATCACCTTGACCAGGTGGAAAATCATACATATAGGTTGCAACATCATCTGATAAAGACATATCAGGATTTCTTTCACCAGCAATACCTCTTTGCCCTAATAAATTATATTTCATCTAATCTCCCTTGGTGAATTAGGGTTTTTGTTATAAATACCTCTACTACTTTCTGGAACCAATGATGATAATAATTTTGTCAGCATTTGTTCAGGTCTTCCCATAGGTCCTTGACTAGGAACATTTACATCCATTGTCATATTTGGACTAGTTGACATTGGAAGTGGAAAAGGTGTAAATCCTTCTTCTGGTACAGGAATACCTCTATCATAATTTACATCAACCATAGTAGTGTCTATTGTTGTTGGAGGTGCTTTAGATACTTCTGTATCTAATTTTGTTTTAAATTTACCTAAATCATCTTGTATGTTTTGTGGCATAGAAGTAATAGTTTCATCACCGTTCTTTATTTTCTTTGCTCTTTCAGGACCACCAAACCAAGCTATTCTTACTAAATCCCAAGAACCGTATCTTTTAAAATATTCATTAGCTAATTCTTTTGCAATCTTATCTTGTAAAGCTGGGTCTTGCCATTCATCTTTTCTAAAATCAAAATCTACTATTCCTGCATTTTTTGCAAATCTATTAAAGTCTATGTCAAGTAACCCATAAGCACCTAATGCTTGTGCAACTACTACTGGTCTGCCGTTCTTTGTTCTTGTTACAAAACCATCTTTGTTAAATTGTTTTATTTTATATTGTACTTCTGCATCTGTGCCGTATATATATAGTTCAACAGGACTATGTAAAGTTTGATAAGGTTGTTTCTCACCTTCTGTTTCTGTTAGCTTTATAGCTACCATTACTTGGTCTATTAATGCTGGATTGTTATCTGGGTTCATTTCTTCTGCCATAATACTACCTTGGTCTCCTAGCAATATTGTTAATAATACGAAGACGGCTATTTTGTACATCTTCGCCTGCTTGTAAAGCTTCTTGCTCTTTCTGTGTAATTGTATCAAAGGTTGATAATAGTTCTGCACCTGGGTCAATTTGTTCTCCTACGTCCATTTGTGGTTCAAATTCTGTTGAGTACATCTCTAGTGTAACAGGTGTTGCATCAGGTAAATCTTGTGGAACAGACATAGAATATGCTTTTCTCGCAGAAGAATCATAAGCATCGTATAATAAACCTACCTCATATGGTTTAGGGTCTCTACCCAATCTTTGTCTAAATAACCCTTTTACATCTTGTGCTATAGAATCATAGTTAGGTGATAAGTAAGGCTGTATATTTTGATAACTAGGTAAAGGATTTGCAATATAATTCTTTAATGCTTGCTTCCATCCTTGTTCTGCTTTACCAGTTCCCATAATATTAGCCAGTGTCATAACATCTTTCATAGCTTCACCATCTACTTCAGGGTCCCAAAACCCTGGTCTAAATGGTCTATTCACACGTTTGCCTAATAAACCTGCATTTACTAAATCAGCTTGTATGCTTCGTATTTGGTTAGGTGTCATATCTACAAACACATTATTGTCACCTACTTGGTAAAAGTTATTAGGTATAGCTCCAATAGTTGTTTGTTGTCCTTGATATACTATAGGTTGTGCTGGGTCAACTCCAATAAATTTAGTTGGTTCTGCAATACTTAAACCTACAGCTTGTCTAAATGCTTCATCATCATCAAAATATTCAACAGGTGTACCTTTACCTACGATAGTGACATACTCGCCAAGACCTAAAGTTATAGCAAATTGTGCTGCTTCTTCAGTAGTTGTTGCTGAATAAAGTGCATCTATTTGTTCTTGTGACAAATAAGGAGGTGCTTCACCTGGTCTAAGAGGTGTTTTAATCCATTCTAATAAATTATCTACGAATGTCTGTTTGTCCATTATACTTCTCCAGCTAATATTTTATCTGTAAATTCACCTTGTAGTTCTGATTTTAACAGGTTTTGGAACACAGAATTGAATTGTGGATATTGTATAACAAGGTAGTCACCATACTTTCTTAGTAGTTCTCTCATACCAATATAGTTGTCTGATTGTTTCCATATTGTTTTACTACCTGTTGCTTTCTCTACTTCGTCAATAATTATCTGTCTTCTGGCTAGGTATGCTTGCAAACCTTTTATTGCTTCATATTCTGCAAGTCTTGGGTCTCTAGCCATACGTTCTAATTCTTCTATCTGCATATTTATTGTAGGTCTTTCTGGTAACCCAACAATAGTATCAAATCCATAACCCCAATATGTCTGTGCTAAGTTATCTTGATATTGTTTTTTAAGTGCTCTTGCTGCATTAGAGTTATCGTTTTCTATACCTAAATCTCTTTGCCATTGTGTAAACTCTACAAAACCTTTTATCTTTGCCTGCAAAGCTGCGTGTTGTCTAGGACTTCTAGGAACAGCAGCACCTTCTAAATAATTATCTTTAATTTGACCCCAAGATAAATCTGAGTAAGAAGGTTCAGGGTTTGCATAGAAAGCAACTAATGGATACTCTTTGTATATATCTTCACTTTCTCTAAGCCACCTACTTCCCTCTTCAGTAACTGGTCTTTTCATAACTGTAGTTGTCTTTCCTACAGTAAGGGCTATAGGATTAATGCCATATCTTTCAATAAATATTCTTGTAGCTTCTGTATCGTCACCAAGAACTTGTTTTTTTATTTCTCTATAATCATCAGCTAATGTTTGAAAAAAGTAAAAGTCTCCATTCTTAGTTTCTAATTCGTATAAAGGACTTGAAACACCTGCAGGTCCTACGAACTGTGAAGCAAATCTTACAAGGTAAACATACTTAGCTTGTTGTACTGCTTTTTCTAATCCTGCTTCTCTGTCTTCTGGTCTGTCAGATATTATACCTGCATAAATCATAGCTCTGTATGTGTCCATAACTGTGTTACCAAAAGCACCTACAGTATTTTCATCTTTTGGTAAAACAACTTTAGATAACTTTTCTAACCAAGCAGGATATGCACCTGCTGCTTTTGCAAACTCTACAGGGTCTTTTATGTTAGGTGGTTCAAAATCACCGAATATCATTTTGTTTATAAATCCTTCTTCTGGATAGTTTTTAAATAAGAAAGATGCAGGTAATCTAACTACTGGTCCTACACCTGGTAATACAGATGCAGCTAAGTTTACAGATGAAGCATACAATGGTAAGTTAACTTTTACATTATCGCTATCGCCACCAAGCATCCAATTTTCTATAAGACCTTCTCCTGGATAACCAAATACCATTTCACCATTAGTAGGGTTGGCATAGAAAAAACCTTTAGTTCCCTCTGAATCAAATACTGGATTTGGCTTTATACCTGATACTGATAATTGTGTTGGTCTTGTAGCAAACTGTAAATTGGCTTTTGTTAATCTTGCCCAAGTCTGGAATATTTCTTGGTATGCACCACCGAATGGAAAGATAAATCTAGTTGTTTGCCAAAAGTCACCTTTCTTAGATATGTCATAAAGTAAATCTAATGTCTGTTCTGTTGCTTTAGATACTGCTAGCTTGCTAATTAACTGTGCATCTTTGATACCTTGAGCACCTGCAGATGGTGTATTTTCCATTTGCTTTAGTACTTTTTTACTTACTCCATCCTTTTTAGCTCCAGCAATAATAGTTTTCTTAACCTTCTCTGAACTAACAGCAATAAGTTTTGTAGAGTTATCATAATAAAATCCAAAGAAAGATGGGTTTCTTGTAAGTTTGTTAGCTGGTTGTTCAGACAACCATTTAAATCCAAACGATGTTGCTCTATCCCATTTACTTCTTGTAGTAGCATCTAATTTTTTAGGTACTTTTACTAAGTATTCATCAGGTAGTATTTCTTTAGGATTAAATTTATTTAAAAATAATTCTTGTGCTTTTTTTTCTGCAGCGATTACTTCGTCATAGATTGCTCTTTGTACAGTATCATCACCTGCTCTAAATCTTTTTATAGTTAGTTCATCTACTTTACCTATGTTTTCTAAATTTAAATCTACTTCTACACCACCTTTAGATGTAAATTTTCTATTTGTAAATGCTTGTAACAGTTCATCATTAGCAGGACTAGTAACCCAGTTAGACACAGGTGTAACTGCTTGTGCTGATTTATCTATAACACCACCGCCAAGTAATGCGTGCAACTGTGCTCTTTGTGTATAAACAAAATCTGTGACTAGTTCATCATAAACTTTTGCATCTACTGGTGTTGTTTTTAAAATAGCTAAAGGATTACCGTCTCCGCCTGATACATTAATCATCGTATCTCTTAACGGATTACCTTCTGTTTTTAACTCTTTAATTAAACGAGAATATGCAAGCTCTTTATTATCTGTAAGGCTAGATTCTATTAATGCAATTCTTCTTGCCAATGGGTCTGATGCACTACCTTGAAAGTCAGCATAAAATGCTCTGTTAAAAAAACTATGCTCTTTACCTTTTAAATCATAACCATCTGCTAATGGATTATTTCTTCCTACGCTTTTTAGTTGCCTGTCAGTAAAGCCTTGATTAATTTGTACTTTACCTAAACCTAATTTGTATATCTGACTACCTGGTAAAAACCCTTCTGCATTTTCATAAGTTTTAGCTATTTGATTAGCTATGTATTGTATAGGATGTTTGTATAAAGAATTTATACCACTAGCAGCTAAACGTGCTTGTTCTTCTAGTTGTACTCTAACTAAGTATGCAACTCTTAATAATGCAAGTGGTTTGAATAAGCTAGAGTAATAATTATCAAAAAGTGTTGTTACTGCACTTTCTCCGATGGTGTCTATAACTTTACCCAACTGATTACTAAAACCTTTTAGTAAAGCTCTGTCTGCTTTTATAACTGCAGATGGTGCAGGTAATGTTATGGAAGTTATAAGATGATTTTCAAAGGTAGGGTATCTATAACTAGCTCTAAATAAATCTTCTGCTTTTTGTGCAGATAATCCTAGTGTTTCTGTCTGATATTTTATAAATTCTTTTTTAAATGTTACAGGCATAGATACATCCATACTTCCGTAGTATCTACCTATGTCTTGTGCAGATTCTAAATAACCTGCTGCAGTTTTAGTTGATAACTCTACAAACTTTTCAGTTTCTTTAGTAGATGCACCAGCATCTTTTAGTTGTTGTAATTTATAACTTCTCTGTCTTAATAAATCACTTTTTATAGCACCTGCTACAAAGTTTGCTCTAGCTAACTGATTATCTCCTATTCTCTCTATACCTTCTAATAAATCGTTAGCTCTTTTATTTCTTTTACCTACTTCTACACCAGAAAACTTCATATACTTTACATAATTAGTTAATAAATAATCTAAGTTATTTACATCAAGCTGTGTATTGTCATAGACTTGACCAAACTGTCTTTCAGCATCAAAACCAAATCTACTTTGTTTACCAAATGTATTAGACATAGCTGTCCTAAATGTTCCTGCTTTTTTAACAGTAGGCACTGCCATATCTGTAGCAGCAGCTAATATATTTGGTTTTAATATTTTTCTAACAGCGTCTGCTTTTGCTATATCGTCTGTGAGTTTACCTCTTTTATCTAAGTTTTTTAATCTACTATAAAACTGTGTAAATTGTTTAGAACCATAACCAGGTGCAACTTCAGCTAATCTAGTTAAACTGAAATTTGATTGTTCAAGAATTGTAGATGGGTTTTTTCTATTATCAAATAACCAAGATAAAAATGGCACCATATCATCACTAGCTAATGCGTCTTCTACTGATTCTTGTCTTGCAACTTTTTGTAATCCTCTTTCCATAAATCCCATTTGGTCTGCTTGTTCTGTTGTTAAAGATGCAAAACTTTTTTGTTTCCCTAAACCAAACTTTGCTCTTCTAGCAGATACTGCTGATATACCTTTTAATGCTCTGTTAGCAGGGTCAGCATACCAGTTTAGTGCTAAGTCAATAACACCAGTCATAAAGTCATATGCTTCTGTTTGCGGACCTGCTATAAACTCAAGAGGCTTAAATAAAAATCTACCAGGTGTTACAGTAGGAGTAATACCACGCTTACGTAAAGCTTCTGCTCTAGCACCAGTAAATTGTACTTTGTTTTCTGCTTCTTCAATATACTCTTCAAATATTGGTTTACCTAATTGTTGTAAAGCAACTGCTCTTGCAACTTCAGCAGATACACCTTCATCTATAAGTTGTTGATATGTAGCAGTTTCTTCTGGGTCAGACCTTACAGATAAAAAACCATCGCCTATATCTACACTTCTTCCTTCTTTTCTTGCAGTAACATATCGTGAAAAAGGGTCATCTACATCTGCATCTGCCCAAGCATCTTTAAGATTTGTAGCTCTATCTGATTGTAATAATTCTGCAGCTCTAGCAGCTCTTGGTATTGTGTTTTCCCAAGCCCACAAAAACCCACTACCTACAGCTTTAAGTAGTAATGTTGGTATGCCTACGTCAGATGTAATACCTATGTTGCTATATGCAGCATTTTTAATTTTACTCCAACTGCTTTGGTCTCTTTCATTAACACGTTGTTGTAACTCATTAAAAAAATTATCATCCACATTTTGTTCTGCTGCAGAACGTAGTAGCGGTCCTGGCACATTATATGCTTTTTGATTTAAATTAGAAAATTGTTTTGCAACATCTGGTGTAACTGCTTTCTTAACTTTTAGTAAATCGTTTACTATGTCCTCTGAATATAATCCAATTCCCATATCAAATTATATATTGCAGTAATGAATCATCTCCCGATTCTATCCAAGATTTATATACAAACTCATCAAAATCGTACTTAGTTGCTGTTGTTGGACCTGGTCCAGGACCCATAGGCATTCCAGATGTGACAGGTTCTTGACTAAATTCTGTAGGACCGAACGCTTCTATTTGAGGTTTTGTTTTTGTAGGTATAGCAGGTGGTGCAACCTGATTATCTGGAATTGGTGTGGCTGCAATATTTTTAATTTCTTGTCCTTCACCATATGTTGTACCTTTAGTAAAACCTTCTACTAAACCAATGCCACTACCATCGTTTCTTGCTACATTATCATTTAAAAAATTGTTTCTTACTTTATTAGGTCTCACCATATTCATCACCTTCTTCATCATCGTAATACATAAACGTAGAGCTAATAATTAAATAACCAAAAGGAAATACTAATGGTGGCATTTGGTCCTGAAATATTCTTGCATCATCTCTTTCTTGAAATATTATATTGTCACCAATCTCATCTAAATCTCCTAATGAGTTATGTACAATATCTGCAAAATCTTTATTTACTGACATTATCCACCAATGCCTTGTAAAAATTGTGCTATGCCTGGTGGAGGACCCTGTGGTGGTAGAGTCTCTCCTCCAAGCAATTCCTGTTCAGCGACTGGTATTTCAGGTTCTTCTGCAGTAAAGAACTTATCCAATATGCCTTGCATATTATCTGGATTCTTTCTTATCTGCACAACAGCCATAGTTGCTTTTTTGTCACCTTGTTGTGCTTGTGCTAACAAAGTATCAAACAATACTTTATCTGCTTTTTCTTTTGTAATTCTGCTATTTACATTAGCTAGGTTGTCAAGACCATCTAAGTTTTCTTGTAGTGTTTGTGTGTCTATAATACCTGCTTGTAGTAACTGCAGCCCTGTTACAATTTTTTGTGGCTCATCATATCCTGCCATAGCACCGTAAACTCTTCTAGTTTTGTACGCACCTTGTATATCTCTACTAGGGTCATACTTTTCTGAAAAGAATTGATTGCTATAGTAACCAGACAGTTCTTTTGTACTACCACCATACATTTTTTCATCCCATTCTAATCTCTTAGCATCAATCATTTCTATAGCATCAGCCATAACTGTATGATATTCTCTAATCATTAGTGACATAGATGCTCCAAGCTCTTCTAAACCTCTACCTGTAGCGAAACTAAGTGGGCTTTGTGAATCATCAGATACAGGATAAGAACCACCTACTCGTAGTTGTCTTTCTATTCTGTCTATTTGTTGAAATATTTGATAAGGTACATTTGATGCAGGTTTACTTACTTGTGTACCTGGAGCCAAATAGTTAACAGCAAATCTACCTTTTCTATATTGTCCTGATTCTATCTCTCCAGATATGTTAGTTTCTGTAAATACTGCATCTTCCATAGCTATTATTGACATCACATTTATTTTTGCCATAGAAGCCATAAGTCCTATGATTTGGTCATACTGTCCTTGTAGTCTGTCAAAAGCAAATTTCTTTGCAACAACAAACGCAGGTCCACTATCTAGTGGGTTAGGTATGAAGTCAAGAATAGTTGCAGAAGTCATATGGAATACATAAGTACCTTCTTCGTTGTAATACTCTGCTATGAGGTCACCCTCACCATTAGAGTTTGCCCAGCTACCATTGTAAGAATCTGTATATGCAGAAGCATACGCACTTCCAATACCTAATGTATTGACTACATCTTTTTTCATTATTTGGTCAGCAAACTTAGGATATACCTTAGCTAGTGATTGCTTAGGTACTCTTCTTATAATCGCCATTTCTTTTGGTTGTTGGTCTGCACCAAAGTAACCAGGAAAACAGTTGTAAGGGTCACGAAGTTCTGCACAAGGATATGGCGTACCATCAGGTCCTTTCTTTTCTCTAATAACCCATACAGCAAAACCATAACCAGGTAGCCATCTACCTACTTGTGGCATTTGTAAATCTA